TTGCTGCTGTCTTCTGCTCAGGTGTAAGTGGTGTTGATGTCTTCTTTGGATTAGTTGTCTTCCAGAATGGTTTCTTCTTCATTAGTATGGTGTTACCCCTCCGAGATATTCAGTTATATCTCTTAGTCCTTTGTTAATAATCTGCTCCACCCTTTGTGGAGAGATGTCCCAGTATTCGGCTATCACTGCAAGAGATTCATCGCCTGCATATTTTGATTTTAATATCTGATGTGTACGTAAGTCGAGCTTCTTCAATGCTCTATCTACATCAGACAACATAGCCAATAGATTGTTACCTTCGTTCGGTTGCTTCTTTGCTTTAACGCCATGGATATCTGGGTCCATTACTTGGTTAGTTAAATGTGCATCGTCAGAACCAATAACCTTGATGAGAGTTTCAATCATAGCCAGACGATAGAAGTACTCATCTCCTAGTTCATACCCAAGAGCACGAGCCTTCTCCTTGCGAGCGTATCGCTCGCCTGCCCTACGTATGAACGTACTGAAAGCTTTGTATCCTTGTCTGCGTTCTATCTCATCTTCGCGGAGTAGGTACTCGGATACTTTATCCTTACGCTTCCATGCGTATTCATTCATAGCCTGCTTGACATCCGCAGGCTCAACAAACCTATGATATCTTTTAGATATATTCCAAGCAATCGTGCTTGTTATCTCATTAATGACTGACCATATCTCATGGTCTTTACTTAGATTAGTCAAATGATTTCACCAAATATTCCACAGCCTTGAGCATCAACTTGATGTCATCGTTAAGTAAACCAAGCGCACGATTATGATTAGAGCAGAGCAAGCCTCGCACCTGTCCAGTCTTGTGGTCATGGTCTATGTCAAGAGCTCGTCTGCCTTCAGGTTCCTTGCCACAGATATAACAGCCACCATTCTGGGAATCAAGCATGTCTTTGTATTCTTCAACGCTGATACCATAACTACGGATGCGGGATATGCGTTGCTCTTCGTAAGTTTTATTTCTGTTTCTCGGCATACTTCGCCCACACTCCACGCTGTACCATTAGTGCGATGATTGCATAGTTCGCCAAGTCAACAAATGAATCTTCTAAAGATTCATTGTTCGGTGTAACCTTTTTATATATCAGGTTCTTTAACCGTTCCAGCTTGTCGGACATACGTACCATCAGCCCATTGGTTGCGCCACCTGGCGCATGCCAGATGTTGTATGGACCATAGTCGATTTGTTTTTTTACCAGGATTGCTAAGAGTTCATCGTAAATTTTTTGTGCATCCTCTTCAAACTGAAGGATGGTTGTTTCGTCTGACACGGAACCCCTATTCGTCTAACGCATTAATCAACTTGGTTAATGCTTGAGCTCCTTGGTCTGTAATTATACTATTGATATCGCTGTCAGGCGGAAGCGACACGCGGAACGCTTGGGGTATTGCATCAGACAAACGTCTGGCTAGTTCTTGTCCTGGGTTGGAGCCATCCTCTTTGATGTCATTATCTGTGGCTATAACAACGCGACCAATCCCGTCAAAACAACGGCTAAAATGAGGCTTCCAAGCATTAACGCCAGCCACAGCGACAGCAGGATGCCCAGCAAGAGTTGCAGATATCGCATCAATCTCTCCCTCTACTATTAGTATCTCACGGACTGCATGAAGAATAGCATTGACATTGTATAGGTGGTGCTTCTGACCAGTAGGTATCATGTACTTAGGTTCTCCGTTATCTATACGACGGAACTTAAACCCAACAACACCAGCCTCTGTTATGTATGGAATTGATAGGTGGTTCTTGAGCCTGTCCTCATGACCTGGTGCAGCCTCGGTAACGTAACCAAGCTTAAACAATTCAGCGCCATCCATGATGCCACGCTTTATTAGATACGCCTCGGCTGGTGAACCAGCAAGGTTGCCATGGTATGTGTTGGCTGCCTTAGTCCAAAGGTCAATTAGCTTTTGGTTTGGTTTCACTTCTTCTCCTGCCTGTGAACTGTGAAAGGAGGAGCAGTATACACATCGTTCTTTGCTGCAACCGTCATCGCTCTTTTCCAATTGGCTCCAGATGCAATAGCACCTATGGCATAGGATGACCCCGACCCTAAACCATAGATGCCATCATCGCGTAGGAAGACTGAGTACGTATCATCCACCTCGTAGATGGTTCCGTTCACAGCCATTAAAAAAAGAAACTCATACTCTTCTGCCTTCTCATCATGAACGAATCCATTATCACGTAAACATTCACGTAGGTTAGGGATGACAGTTGTAATCATAAAATGATAGATGTCTTTTGTATTAGCTGGTATGGCTGGCGGTTTCCATATGTGTTGGACTATGTCACATGGTTGAGTAGTGCCAGCACCAGCGATTAAAAACTTACCGCGTTTAGTAATCTTAGTTACGATTGGATGTGAGTAAGGACGACCCTTCTCTGTGGTTGTCCTACTATCGGCTGCTATCAAGCAGCCGTTTGGTTCTTGTATACCTATTATGGTTGTCATCGAACCGACCTTAATCTAGGTGGAGTCCAACGACTACTAGACTTACGTCCTCGTTTCGGAGCTGCGCTCTTCGACTCCTTGCCTATGTTTTTCTCTGACCATTTACGAGCGTCGGGGTATGTTAAGTTTTCACGAGCCATGACAATCTGTATACCAGCGCCACTTCCGTTACACGCATAACATACCCAGACACCCTTCTCTGAATTAACCGAGGCAGACTTACGTGAGTCATCATGTACAGGGCAATGGATTGATTTGTCCCCACCCATAGGTAGGTCTAATCCATAATGACGGAACACTGCCTCAAGGAATTCAGGTTGGTTCATTTGCTAATACCAATTCCTTTCCTGGTGGAACCTGTACGCCCCGCACCAAGTGTCGTATCTATGTAGCACATACTTGTGTGCCTCTTGTGTTTGTTTGAGTAGTGACCACCCTGGCTTTGCCCAGAGTAGTTGCCATACTCCACGTGCTCCACTTGATTTGTTGTGGGAGTCCACGTTGTATCGGCTCTCTTTGTATGCAATCTGAATTGCACATTGAGCCTCGCGCTTGTCTGTTGTAACTTGAGTTATCGCAAGCTCCACTCGTTCCTTCTTGTCTGTAATGACAGACAATTTCTTTTCGAATGTGAGCACTGGTGATATAGCCTGGGCTGGTGTTGCGATTGGCAACAACAATCCAAACAGAGTTACTAACATCAACTGCATAGTTACCTCTTTTCATTTTGTGATGCGCTGTCACTGCCTCACTGATGTCCATTGTAACCTGCCTGTTTCAGCAGATTCACCCAGAGTTCCGCAGGCATTACTGCATACGACTCTGAGATATTAGATGTGCCACGCTTTTTAATTAGCACAACGCCTGTTTCTGCATCCGCATGAGTCATCTCATCTTGTAGTTCTCTGAGATAACCAGGGATATCTATTCGCTTTTCATTCTTACATTCTATTACAACGCCATTGATTCCGTCTATGTCCCCGACATCATCGTGCCGACCTGCGCCGTACGCCCGTTCAGCACAGTGGTATCCCATACTGACAAGCCATTTAACTACATCACGTTCGTACTGCGAGCCTTTGCGTTTGGATGGCGTTGACATTTACCACTCGATGCTAAACCAAAAGAAAGCTAGGTCTATACTGAAACTAAACCTGTCAATATTTATACCAACACCAAACCTGGTTAGGCTGTAGCCTAAACTAAATCTACCGACGGTTAATGACCAATGTCTTTTCATGTGTAATCCTTTACTAGTATCTCTTGTAGAATTATTTTTCTTTTACTCCTGAGTTTCTTACGTTCAAGTGGTGTGGTTCCACCCCACATACCGAACGACTCGTGCCTTACTGCCCATTCCAGACATTTATTCTTGACCATACAACTGTCACATATTCTACGAGAGAAGTTGTATATATCAGTACCGCTTCCTCCTTCTTCTGGAAAGAAGAACTCGATACCAACTTCTCTACATAGCCCCCTGGTCAGGTCTGGAAATCTCATTTGTGTTTCCCTTTCGTAGTAACTTCATTGCGGACAATAAATTTTCTATCGTAACCAAGTAACCTTTACTTCGGTTCGGGGGAATCTCACAAGTAATCTCATGACCCCAGTTCTTGACTACGTATCTTACGTAATCTGTCGGAACCATAATCACACCTTCTTCTAAGACGAATGCCCAGTAATCAGCTTGTGTTACTGATAAACCAGATGGTTCCCAAGATTGGGATTTAAGATACCAGCATTCAACTTCAATGTAAACATTGTTTGTCTTGTGCCACTTGCGGTCACGCTTTACTTCAACAGTTTTACCATTAGTAAGAAGTTGTTTAACAAGTTGCTCACCTTCTTGACCATAGTTAAAATCTAAATCGAAACTTGATTTAGTTATTTCCATTGACCCAATGTCCTTGCTCTAAACAATTCTGTCGATGAGTTATATAAAGTCATCTTGCTAGCTTCCGCTGCTAACGTTATGTATTCCTCTGCATTAGGGTCAGACTTACCATGTCGATTCTTAACCACAGCCACACGATAAACGTTGGCTATGCTATCCAGCGCCACGGACAGGACTAGTTCTGGTAGGGCTGCAACCTTGCCCATCAGAGCCTTACGTGGCGCTGGGTAGTTTGGCTTAGACATCTTCTCGTTCTCAGATACGTGATGCAGAACGATGAAGGCGGTTTCATATTCACGTGCCATATAGTGAAAGGCGGACATAGCGTCGCGTAACGCTGTCCATTCGTTGTCGCTGGCTGCAGCGACGTTCATTAAATTATCTACATATACTGCTGTCGGCGCAGCACCGTGCAGTTCAATCCAAGCCTCGACCTCTTCCTCGATATCTTGTAACGAGGGAGCTGGGTCAAATGCAAATCGAACATGTGCTGCGCCTTCAGCTAACGCATCTTCTAGGAGAACACTTGCTTCAGTGTCCATGATTCTCTCAACATCAGCCACTTCTCTGTCCATAATGATTGCACCTGCACGAGTTGCAATCGTTCTTGAATCGGAATCCGCTGAGATATATAACGCTGGAACTTTTGAAGTAATGGCGTACCACAATGCAAGTAGAGTTTTACCACCACCTGGTTGTCCTGCAATTAAATGCAGTTGTGCTTGACGAAAAGCAACCTGGTTAGCAGTAAGGACAGGGAGCACCTCTGGTAATTGCTTACCAGCAGGTGACTCCACACCCACTACTTGCAATAGTGAACGCATGTCTAGCCTTTAAGCCAGACAGTTTCTGCTTCCGCAGCACCAGGCTTGAACGGCTTCGGTCCCTTGATTGGGTCAAACCAACCAACGTAAGCCTTCCCTGCCTTTGATATGCCCTTCTTCTTGGCATACTTGCCACGTCCATCTGGTAGGTCTGGAGCATCTGGATGTCCATATGTCCATTCATTACCGTACTTATCTTTGACTACCTCAATGGTCTGAGGTGATGATGCAGGCTGAGGGTTCATGCCAGCATCTTGAAGCACCTGTATTGCTTGCTCCATGTTTGGTGCGTATGCATTACCAGATGGTCTGTTAACCAGTAATGATTGCAAACTCTGTGCTTCGTTGATTGCATCAACTGCTGCCATTAAGTTTGCCTTGAATTCAGCAATACTCATACCGCGAACGGTAAATAAGTCTTGCCCGTTTAGCTTGCCAGTATACGAAAACGTAGACTCAGTCATCTACCTTTTCCTTTCTTTCCCTGTGTTGTAGGTATTTGCAGAGGGAATTCTTTTGAACCCATGGCTGGGCATTTCTCTTGGAACGAACACATCTTACAATTTTCACCAACGGATGGTGGGAACCAGCCTTTAGACACGGAGTCATTCATTGCACCGAATACATAATCAAAATAATCTATACTCAAATGGGATAGGTCAAAGAGGTCATCGAGTTGACCTTGTCTTGTCATGAAGAACGCACCGAACTTTGGTCGAATGCCATACATTTTCTCAATACCACTGGCATATAAGCCAGCTTGAATCATACCGAATGGTGTCCTAGCACCAGTCTTGAAGTCAACTATTACCAAGTCTTCCCCCACTTGGTAAACGACATCAAGGATAAAGCGAACAGGTGTGCCTCCGAAAAACACACTTGCATCCCACTCGATGCCAGGACGACCATCAGGCATTGTAGCAATTTTCCAACCAGATTGTGCATACCATTTCTGATAAGCCTCAACCTGCTTGAGTCCATCGCTTTGCCAGAACGACAGGTCTTCCCCGTCTGGGCGAGCTATGGTCTTGCGACCAGCAGTTCTCCATTCAGAACTAGGAATACCTGTTTGTTCTTCGACATCTCTAACAGATTCATTAAATATTTCAAGCCACTTCTCAGTAAAAATCATCATCATCCTTCGGAGTATAGTCTGGGTTATCTATAGGGGTGGGGGTAGTCATCGGCGACCCACAGGTCGCACAGAAGGAATCAGTAAACCACATAACGAGCTCGTAGTCTTGGAAGATAGCACGAACGATTTGCATGTTGGAGCCACAGTTAATACATTCATTGCTGGGTATCCCCCTCTGGTTAATTAGATTCTTGTTGGGTTCTATAGAACTCATGGTTCATCCACTCCAACATTGAATGCACGGCAGAGCCAGCAGCCAGGTAGACGGCTGGTTTTTCTGGGACCATTGCAATCTTGCTAAGGTAGTATTTCTGAGGGCAGGATTGCCAGGTAGATAGCTGGCTATACGACCTATGTGGGGGGAGTTCAGGCATACCATGTATCATAGAACACATTACCAACTTTCTTAGGTAGCGACACGCATCGTTTTTAACCAATAGTGTGATAGGGTCGGGGGTGGTGGGAGGGAAAGGCTCGCTTAAGGCGAGCCGTGAAAAGAAATATGAATGAAGAAATAGAAAAGTTTATTCAGAAGATTGAAGATGCAAAGATTCCCGTCAAGGATGAATGGTCCGAGGGTCTTAACATGGGACTGGACTGGGCAATAAGGATACTAAAGAAAGATAAGTCTGCCTCGTAATGCAAAAAGAAGGGGGAACCGTTTGGTTCCCCCTATCTTTCTGGCTCCCTACCATTCAGGTGGAGCTACTGCGAGCGCATCTAGCGTGGCTAAATTGATGCACCCGACTGCTGGGATGGAAAGCTTATGTTGCAAACCCCTAAGCACTTCAGCGAGGGAAGCATCTAGCACATCATCTCCAGCGATATTGAGTGCCACCCTAACTGCTTCTACCAATGGGTGGCGCTCTCCTGGCGATACCAGGGATATTAGTTTGTTCTCTTGCATTACTGAATTGGAACTTCGTTATCGATAGTCTGTAGTTGTATCGTAACTATTCCACCGAATCCTGTTGCGAATGAGGGTGGAGCAGTCTGCTCAAATTGGACAGCACGGATTGTACAGACTCGTTCTTCTCCCGAAGAAAAGTCTTGGTAGAGTACCGCTCCTCCATTTTGTTCAATGCGTTCCAGATAACTAATCCGTTCCCATGGTGCGGATACTCTTGTGACTCCATTCGAATCTCTTTCTTCTTCATAGCATAGCAATGGGATAGTAAGTGTACGGGAACGAAGTGGTGCTGGTAGAGCACGACACTGCCATTCCTCTACAGTCGGACCAACTGTTGCACTGCTTGTGCTACGAGTTAAGGTCAATGTAATTTCAAAATGGTCAGATGGTTGCAAGCTTGCCGACAATTGAAAGTCAGTCGAACCAGTAAGTGGTATTGATTCAATACCTGTGGATACTCCATCTTGATTGGCTACTGAGAAACCTACTGTTCCTCCAGTACCTTCGGTCCTAACCGCAAGAGATACTGGTTGTTTATTTTCTGCAGTACCCCAACGAATTAATCCAGAGCTGATAGTTCCAGATGTACAAAGTTCTGTTGCATGTTCGGTCCATACACCAGATGCACCAACTATGAACTTACGTGCAGTGGTTCCAATAAAACAGACACCTACTATATCTGCTGAATCCGTAGCAAGGTCGGCAGCGTAGGCATAGCCATTGTCTATTGCTTGACCTAAATCAACACGCCACAATCCTTTAATTGCATTGATGGCATAGTTACGAGTCGCGTATATATATCTATTATTAAATGCAATGTCTTTGACATCGCCAACAACACTGAGTGGTCCATAAGTAAAACTTAATCCGTCAGTACTTTGTTCTCCAACACGAAGCCCAGAAGTAGTAGCCATAACTACGTACTCGTTTAAGTATGTCCGAATTTGGTGCAAGGTTTCACCGCGAGGTAGCTCGGCAATAACGATTGGGTCTTTGATTGAAGCTAGCGGTGATGCTAAATCTATAGAGAAAGACAACACACGTGATATAGCGCCAAGTGTATAGCCAATTATGATAGCACTGTTTAGTTCACCGACTGATTCCCATACCAAGTTAGAATCTTTGAATGTGTATCGCTCTTCTGTATTACCCATAGTTGTTGGGGTAGAGGTAGGAAACCTAGATAGTTCATAGACTACGCATTGCGTAGTATCTTCTTTGACTCCGATAACAATACGGTCTTTAACAAAGCCAATAGCCTGGACAGTAAATGTAGTAACACCGTTTGGTTTAGACCAAAGCTTGGTTACAGATAGTGAAGTGCTTACTGAATAGATACCATCACTAGCACCAACAATAGCGCTGTTACCATCTGATGATATAACTTGAGCTGTTACTGAAGTTGCAAGAGATGTTGATGTACTGGCATTAGTAGAACCATTGTAATAAAAAACATTACCGCTTTGAATATAAAATGCGCCATTGTTCACCGTGGCAGGCTTAGCGGTTATAGTTGTAGTAGATAACTGTGTAGTCTTAGGTAGAAGTTTTATCTCACCGACATTCCATACATCAATATTATTAGATTCGTAGAATCTAAATTGGTCAGATGCGTTAGAATCATAAAAGCGTTCACCAGCACCGTGATGCCAGGATGTAGCAGACCTAAGCCACCAGTTGGATAACGATTGCTCACCAGCGGTAGAGCTCTGGTCAATACGTTCTTTCTGGTATGTCGTAGTAATACGACTAATTTTGTTTTGGTCATTGGCAGCAGACAGCCAAGCAGTACCACCTATTGCATAGCTTGCAGCAAAATCTTCGCGTCTGTATCTAACCAACGCCGTAGGAATTGCTTGACTAAAGATAATCGGTAGGTCACCAACAAGGTCTTTGTTATTTGTTGCCACGATTTACCCCTACTTCTTAGATGGACAGTGCTGACAGCATTTAGATGTATCTTCTGCTGGGTAAGCTTTCTTTACTGGTATGGCAGCAACGGCTGCCTTAACTTGATTAATCAACTTAGGTTGATTCATCCACCAGAACCAAGGACTAGTGTCATTGCCATGACCGTCATTGATAGAAATGTGCATGTGCTTGGTATGTGGGTTACTTCCTGCATAACCCCTGTTACCTAGTTCAGCTTTCTCAGCCGACCAAATCTTGCTATCAAAAATTAGGTAACTGACTCGTGCATCTTCTTTTAGTTTCTCAAAAATAACAGCGCAGTCAATACCATTAGCTGGGTCATGAGTAAGGTCTACTGCTAGCCCAGTATTGTGGTCCGAAGTCGGACTCGCCTTGAGGTGAGCAGCACTGGGCAGAAGACCATCGCTTGCTTTCTTGCGTTTCGGTTTTAACGCCGTCGCTTGACGGAGCACAGCAATTGCAGCAGGTGTGGCTTTCTTGGCTACAGTTGGTTTCATTCATTTGACTTTCCCGCTATTAGTTCAAATAAACTGTCAATACGTTTCTCTAATCTATCGACGGTGTCTTTGACACTTGACCCCCCATTGGGGCGAAGTTCATAGAGATAATGTTTAACCATCCAACGGACAGCACCAGCAAAGCCAGCAGTTAAAGTAAGTATTGCTACGGCTAATGCTGCCCATTCGTTGGGACTCATTACTCTGTCTTACCGAACGCTGAATCAGATGTATCTAAAGCACGGAGCAAGACGGGCAGCACTGCCACCACTCCTGCTGTGAAGATAGCCTTGGCTCCCGATGCGTCAACAGTGAAGATATCCCCACCAGTAGCAGTAAAGGCAGCAAGGCAAGCACCAATAAAATGGCGCACGTAGCTTTTAATAGCCGATACGGTTTTTTCATTCATTTGTTTCTCCTTAGTTTTCTATTGGTAGTTCTACTTTAATCCATTCTTTGTTTATTTCAGACCATATCCAAAAATAATCATCGCTATTTTCTGGTTTAGAAACTGGTGCTTCCCATTGAAAAGTAGCATAATTCAATTTCCAAGATGGATAAGGTTGTGGTGCAATAAATACGTCAAAATCTTTATCGTATTTATATCCAATGCCAGCATAGTTTGCACGGATATTTCCGTTGTAAGAAGTACGTTTGCAAGTTAATCCTTCAAACTCAGGACGAGAAGCATAAAATGCTTCCCAAGCCTCAGATGAACCACCAACTTGTGTACCATCTAAATCAGTTTGAGTTACATCTTCATCAACACCAGTAATTACATTAACTACTATGTTGTCTTTATTTATAAACGCATAATGTGCCATTATGACCAACTCACATTCCCTGTGCCAGCAGTAAATTTTTTATATGAAAAAGAACCATCAGTACCTGTTACATCAGCAGTTAGTCCAGCACCAACTGTAATAGTCCTAGAACTTGGATAGCGAAGAATTACAACGCCTGAACCACCAGCTCCACCTGTAGTACTAGAACGACCATTGCCACCGCCACCACCGCCTGTATTAGCAGTTCCAGCACCAGCAGTTCCAGAACTAGCACCAGCACCACCACCACCGCTTCCGCCTGAAGTAGTTCCAGAATACTTCCCAGAACCCCCGCCGCCGCCAAAAGTTAGTGATGAGCCTGTAATGCTAGTTGCTGTACCATCGCCGCCTGTGTTACCAGCGTTTACCGCTGCTGCACCTGTTCCTCCACCACCACCAGCAGAGTTTCCGCCACTAACGCCGTTTCCACCTCTAAATCCTTGATTTTCTGTCCCTGCTCCTCCTTGTGCATTACCACCTCCTGCTCCACCGCCACCTCCGCAACCACCAGAAGTTCCTGCCCCACTGGAAGGTCCACCACCAGCACCACCAGCAGTAGAAGTTATACTAGAAAATACAGAGTTAGTACCAGAAGTACCAGGGTTACCGCCGTTTGCACCTCCTGCACCACCGCCACCAACAGTCACAGTTACGCTAGCGCCAACACCAACATTTAATGCAGATTCTAAAGTACCACCACCACCAGTAGCAGTAACACTACAACGCATACCACCTGCACCACCACCGCCTGACCCTTCGCTGTTGCCAGCCTCATTACCAGAACCGCCACCTCCACCACCAGCAACAACAAGATAATTTACTGTAACAAGCGTAGGAATAGTTACAGAGTTAGTAGCAGTTGAGTCAGCACAAGTACCATTAGCATTAGTTGCTTTAACTTTAAAAGTATAAGAAGAACCTTGGGTTAAACCAGTAAATGCATATGACGTAGAACTTGTAGATGCAGCAGTTTGCGGAGTTCCAGCAGTTGTTCCATTAAGAAACGGAGTAATTGTTATAGAGGTAAGGTTTTTACCACCATTGTTAGTATTAGTCCAAGTTACTGTTACATCTGACGTTGTACCAGATGTGCTTGCTGTGCCAATAGTTCTTACTTCTGGTAAAGTTGTAGGAGTCACTGGTACTGCCTCTGGAGTATTAACAGAAGTTCCAAAATCATTTGCTGAATTACCATAAAGAGTATAAGATGTTCCTGGAGTAAGACCAGCAATAGTTACAGTTGTTCCGCTACTAAAAGCGCTATGTCCTCCAGCAGTAGTAAAAGCATTACGCTGACCAACTAATCCACCACCTGCGCCATCGGTAAATACTACAGATAGCAGTAGATGTATAAGCATCAGTTGTTGAAGCATCTGTTGGAGTTGCAATTGTTGGCGGGGTTGGCGGTGCAGAACAAGCAATAAATTCAGAGCCATCAAAAATTTCAAGAAGACCTAATTGGCCATTGTAATAAACATCGCCCACCACAGCGCTGGCTGGTCTACCTGCCGTATTACCTGTAGGAATGCCACCCTTAAAAGGATATTGTGATAGTGCCATTATGAAATCTCCACTCCACTGATGTGGATTGACACAGCAGTTGTAGATGCAAAGCCAGTAATAGTTTTTGCTGGGTTAGCAGCAGGTATAACCTGCTTCATATCAAACCCAACCACAGAGTTAGCAGCAAGGCTAACCGCTGGAATAATCACTATGCCATCAAGAGCAATGGTTGCTGTTGATGCAGAGGTGGCTGCGTTAGCCAACACGATGTTGGTTACTACCGCCACGCTAGATGTGTTTGGTGCTGTGTATAGTGTTGCTGAGGATGTGGCAGCTGCTGTTCTAGCCAGTGCCTTACTTGTTGTAGCCATTAGTTACTACATACCTTTCTGTTTGTTTGTTAGGATAGTAAAAGTTTTGCTTCGTCTTCGGTGATGCCTAGTTTGTCAAGCAGGGCTGCCTTTTGGGTGGCCTTTGCTTCGGCTTCGGCTTTGGCTAATTCTGCTTTTGCAGCATAATAAGCAATATCAGATTCCCATTGTGCCAATTCTTCAGCGTTCATTTCGCGTTCTACAATTTCATTTGTTTCAGTATTGTGAAACATAATTGTTGGTTTAGTCATTATTTTACTCCGTAAATGTAAACTGTGCCTGATAAATTCTGAGAACCAAATAAAGTCAAATTGGTGATTGCTGCGCTTGCGTTATAGTTGCCATAAGTGTGATACCAACCTGCCTGAGAACTATCATTAAAGTTGAGGACTCTACATTCAAAAGCAATTTTGCTCGTATCAGTTACGCGGAAAACATCCATAGAACCACTCAATGCACTTTGATAAGCACTACTCGTTCCTAATTGATTTGTGATTTCAAAACTTGATTGATTTTGTGGCACTTGGAAATCGCCTGCACCGCCCATATATTTACGCCATTGGCCGTAAATGTGATTGCTTCCAGTGTCAGCATTAAACCTTCCAAAGAATGTGCCATTGTTTGAAGCAGCGTGAACTTCTCTAAATAAGACCAAGAGATTAACATAACCTGTAGGTGCTATTGTTATTGAGTTGCTAGTACCAGTAAGCGTAGTTGTGCTTAGTAAAGTTAAACTACCACCACTAGCAGGAGCAGCCCATTTAAGGCCTGTGCTTTCCGCAGAGTCAACCGAAAGAAGGTAGCCTGCAGTAGATGCAACGGTTAGACGGCTTACTGTATCGTTTGCAGAGCCAACTAGTAAGTCACCTTTGGCATCTACTAAAGACTTGGCAATAGCACCATTAGCCAAGTCATAGGCTGACTTAACGGAGTTAGGTGTGGAAGCCTTAGTAGTTGATGTGCTAGCAGTAGAATCTTCAAGTTGTACTGCACCTTTTTGGGATGTGGTTCCATCTTGAATACTAACAGTTACTGTGCCTGATGTTCCGCCACCTGTAAGGGGCGTTGATGCGGTAATTGCGTTTATGTCTGCAGCAAAGTTATCCGCAAGCGTTCTTGCTTTTGTCATTAAAATACCCCCATGATTGCTAATATGTTTTGTTCTTGTTGACCTGTATCAAAGTTGTTTTGGGTTACAGCATTAGCGACTTCAAAAGAAGTAAAAGTAATAATTTCTAATATGTCGTCAACAGCCAAGGCAGCTAAAGAAGTAATGCTTGAGCCATTGCTTGCCGTGTAGTCAGAGTTACGAACTAGTAGCACACCGTTTAGATATACTTGTTCTTTGTTAACTAAGTAAGAAAGAGTTGCACTGTTTGCATCTACCCCGCTGAAAGAAGTTTCTCCACCAGCTGCTATATATTTATAGCGGAAGATTTCAGCTGAGGATGAGATTGAACCCCACGATGCTCCACCCCATACAAACATAAGATTGGTGGTTGTGTTCCAATATAAAGCGCCTGTTGCTAGAGCGTTTCCATCATTATCTAAAGATGGAGCCGAAGCTTTAGCACCTAAATACTTATCATCAAACGAATCAAAACTTGCAGCAGCAGATGATGCTGACGTAGCAGCAGCAGCTGCATCTCCTACAATACTTGCTGCGCTAGCTGCTGCGCTGGCAGCAGAAGTAGCAGCACTTGATGCACTGGTTGCAGCAGCGGTTGCCGAGTTAGCAGCACTGGTTGCTGAAGTTTGAATAGTAGCCACGGAAGCTGCAGCGGTAGTCGCACTATTAGCAGCGCTTGTAGCGCTAGTAGCAGCAGCGGTTGCAGATGCATCAGCGCTTGTTGCGCTAGTCG